GGATTTCTTCTTTTGCCCTGTTAATTGCAACGAAGGCGTGATCGTAACCCCTCGACTCAACCTTGGTGAGGCTTAGCCGGCGCTTTAGACCGACTTCAAAAGAAAGCTTGCGTGTTGCGTACTCTGCTCCGATTCGGATGCCGTCCTTGTAGGCTTCGTCAAGCTGCTTAGCAAAAAGCAATTCTGCAACTTCGTCTTTGAAGACTGACCAGTTTTTAATCTTTAACATTCTCTCCCCTTAGCTCTTTGGCTGCCCAACGAAAATGCTCCGCTGCAATTAGTTCGTCTCGGTTGTGTTTGATATCTGACAGTTCATCTAGTGCGTGAAGACACGATTCAAAGCCAAGATTGAACGCTGTCATTTCTAGCAGGTCAATATGATGTTCGACAGTCTGCCGGGTTTGCTTTAGCGCTGCCTCCATTCTGGGTCGCCTCCTGCAATCTTGTAAAGCTCGCTTCGGTCGATGCGAATCAGGCGAGGGCCAAGTCGGGTGCTGTCAATGCGACCTGCCTTGATGTAGTTTCGGATTGTGTTTGGGTGAAGTCCAAGCTCGGAGGCTGCCTCCTTGATTGTGACCATTGTGTCCTTGATGTTGGTTGTCATTTTTCTTTGTCTCCTAGTTGTAGCGATAGATAAATTACTCCGGCGGCCAGTAGCCAAAAGGTTAGCCCGATCATCTCCATTAGTTCACCTCGGCTAGTGCTTTGCGGAAGTTGCGGATTTGGTCGTTGACTGAGCGAATGAAAGCGGTTGGGACGTTTAGTGCATATCCCTGCTTGCGCTGCTCTAGTGCTATCTGAAGTCTTGCCTCTAGTTCTTGCTTGTTCATTGTGTGTCCCTTCGTTGGTGTTCGTTGTAGTTCGATTCTACTATCGAATGACAACAAGTGTCAAGCTTATTCGCAAAGATTCTTAAAAGAATTTATAGAGGCGTGATGATAATGGTGCAACCGGGCTGTCGGTCGTCGGCGTAAAACTTGAAGGCGTGAAGCTCGACGACCTGAGAGTCGTCTGCCCAGACGTGCGAGTCCTTGGAGGTATCTCCGGCGATGTTCTGGCCAATGCCATCCAAAATGCTCCGTGCCAGCTTGTCAACGTCGGGAGGCACGATTGGGAGGAACCGCTTTTTTATTGTCACAGTCTTAGGTCGAGGCAAGAAGATTCTTACCTCGACCTTGACCGGGCCAGTCAGAAGCTCGTCAAGTTGTAGATTGTGACAGGCGACTGAGACTGCCTTCCGCCAAGGTTTCAAAGTCTTGGCAGACGCTTCGACTACTCGTCCATTGAAAACCCTCTTGGATCCTTGTGGAGCAGGTAGTCCGAAGACTTCTATTGTGAGCATTAGAACGGAGCGTCAGCCTTTAGCTGAGCGTTGTTGACGTGAACCGCTGCCGAGGTCTTAGGTTCGTTGTCTCGGTTTGTGTATTCCTCAATCTTGACCGACATATCTCCGGTGATTGTAAACGTCTGACCTTCTTCGACTCGCTGGTCAGTCCAGATTGTAAAGTAGCGCTTTGCTTCTTCACCGTTGCGAAGCTTAAACTCCTCGACAGCTCGGAAGCCGTAGCCCTCAATTATCTTAAAGACCTTGGCGTCCTCGATGATTATTTTTGCCATTTTTTTTTACCTTTCGATGTGAGCAGGATTGCAGCAGTCACTCTTGCCACAAGTTCGAACCCCCGGAAGCACCGTGAGTCCGTCGTCGTGGATCGGCGTGACCATATCTTCTGCAAAGTGTCCGTGCCACACGATGCAGTTTTCTATCTTTTGTAATTTCCTTGCACGACAGGACTCGCAGCGTTCGTGCGTCTTCCGGTTGGCGTTAGCCTCCCAAGTCCAACCGCAACGAGTGCATTGAGTAATCACAAAACCGATTATGACAGACAGCGCCGACAAAGTGCAATCGTGTTCCCGTGTTGGCACTTAGGAGCAGGAGCGCTCAGCGCCTCCTGTGAGCGTTGGTCAGCTAGGAACTGGTCTTTGTAAGCCAAGTCCTTGCTTCGTCGCTCCTCGGTAGCAACACGAGCCTCTGAGGAGGTTATGAAGTTTTCCCAAGCATCGGCGTTTAGCCAAGACGACGGGTACTTCGTAAACTGTGGCTTGCGATAGGGATCGTCCTTGTATGCCTTGACCCCAGCGATGATGCTTTCAAAGCTTGCTCTTTTCAAAGCGCTTCTAAAGTCTTTCACTGCTCGGCCCTTGTCAATCTTCTTTGGGTAAAGCTCCCAGAACTGGTTGAAGCTTTTTAGAAATTCTTCTTCCACTCTCGCATTAAGGTTTTCTTCTTCTGTTGTCTTCTCTAAAGAGTTGTCTTCTTTAAGTGCGTTGGCTGTTCCGTAGCGGAATGGCTCCGTAGCGGAATCACCAACGCCGGGGTTTTTTATCAGCCAAGACTTAGCAGCGAACCTGCCATCTTCCCCTTTGGGCTGCCACACCTCAAGCCAAGCAAGGGACGTAAGCAACTTGATTGCTTCGTTGATTGCGAAGCGCCCCATCCCTGTTTGTCTTTCAATCTGCGCATAAGTTAGACCGTAGCCGTCTTCGTGGCTAAGCAGATAAGCAAGGAGCCGAAAGCTGTTTGCCGAATACTCTGGACTTCGCACGACCCAGTTTGGGAGGGCAACGAACTTTGCAGACTCCGCTCGATAGATCTTGTGTATTCCCGAGGTCATTGAACGTCCTCTTGCTTCTCGTACTCAGCCCAAGCCTCGGATGCAAGCTTGTCCCTGTCTCCGGCAGCGTAACGACCTGCGTGAAAGTAGATTTTCTTGAACCGTTCTGGTATCACTTTTAGGGTCTTGGTTATGACCTTAACCTCTGGCTTTGTGAAGTGGCTTCGATAGCTTATGTCGTTGCGCTCTGCCTCCAGCTTTTGAACTAGGTCGCTAAATTGTAGATTCACTTTGTCTCCTCGTTGTTGTTGTCGTTATGTTGCCGGGCAGTTCTTGTATCGGTCGCAGGACGTGTCGACGCATCCAACCTCGACTCCGTAAGACAGCTCTGTAAGAATGTCTTGCCAAACTGTCCGTCCGCTCCAAGGGTCTTTGATGCCGTCCTCGTAACTGAAGCAAGAGGTGTGCTGCTGGCTGCCGGAAAGAACCATCCCGGCAGGAGCTTCAAGCTGGTAAGCCCAGCCGTCGTCTTCAATCCTTGCGCCTAGTTTGTCGGCTAGTGCGTAAGCTCGTTGCTTGCTCATTTTGTGTCCTTTCGTTGTTCTTGTATTGAGTATGCCATCAAGTGACATTAGATGTCAAGCTTATTCCAGAAGTTTTTTACAAGTTTCTAAATCAGGTAAGAAGGAGGCTCGCACTCGGTCTTGTTGCCTGCCTTGTCTAAGGTGTACCAAGTGCTTCGGGTTTTGTCGAGTATCGGATGCCCCGGCGCTGAGAACTTGGACGCCTTGTGTCCGTAGTCTCTGGCATAGCCTGCGATCAGAGCGTCCGATTCCATCCTGCCGTTGTACTCAGCGCAAACTAGTATCACATTTTGCAAGTTATCTAACACTTTTGAGCCACCCATTCCCCTGTTCTGTATATGGTGAGGAACAAGCTGGTCGGAGTCGCCGCAGTGCCAGCACCAAAGGTCACGCTCACGAAGCTTTCTTGTGTCTGCTGCCTTCAAGCTCGCAGCTCTGACTGGATTAGTTTCGCCTGAGTACCTGAAGCCATTATCGCCGTTTCTAAACTACGGATTTTTAGCCGGATACGATTCGCCTCTGCCTTTCGCAAGTCCCTCTGTAAGCGAACGTCGGCAGCCTCAAGACGTGCCAGTGCGTTTCTGTCCGCAACCGTGCCTTGATGTTTAATAAAAGCCCTCTGCTCCGTAGTGTCTAGCAGGTGTTCTGCCTCCGCTAACCTAACCTCGGCTTGGTAAAGAGCTTCAAAGCCCTTTGTGTTCTCCGCTGTCAGTTCCGTTAGTGTCGCTTGAATCTCTGAGGGCAGCACTTAGCACCAACAAGTGATGGATAAGTTCTCGGTTCCAGAACCTTGCTTTGTCGATCTGTCCGTTCCGAGCTGCCTCGAGGTAAGCGTGTTCAATTTCCGCCACCTTTGCCCATTGAACTGAGAGATTCGGCACGAAGTTTTATCCCGTCTAAAACGGCCTTGGGATAGTCCGCAGCCTTAGCTTGTGCATAGAGCATCCTTAGAGTTTCTACGTCTTCCAGATTAGCAGCCTCACCTAGCAGGTCACGAACGTCACGAGGCTTAGAGACCTTCTCCATTTCCTCCCGAGAAGCAAGCGAGCCTGTTTTGGATGCAGCATACCCGGCAAGCATTAGCGCTCGGCCCACCGATGAGGTCTCGCATACCTCGAGGGCCGCTTGTCCTTGTGGCCCGGAACCTCCGTCAATCTCGAAGGCGTGTCCAGTAGCTTTGGGAATTGCGTTAGCTTGGTCGCCGGCAGTCAAGAAGATTTCTGTCTTAACAACCCAAGTTGACACTGCTCGGTCTTGCGGTGTGGTCAGGTTGTGCGTCACGATCCGTCCGTCTGGCCAGTCGGCAGCGAACAGCTCCAAGCGCTCTGCAACAGTTGCATACTTACTCAAATCAAATTTAGCCATTATTCTTCGTCCTCATTTTCTTCTTCGTTGTCAATAAATTTCCAGTTGTCTGCCATCCAAAAAGGAGCAGTTAGTCCCTCAATGTAAATCCGTTCTAGCAGTTTGTTCTTGTCCAGTACCACGCCCGACACTGCGCCCGTGACATAAGTCTCATCTCTAGCGATAGTCACCGTGTCGCCTAAAAAAACGTTCATTACTTCCCCTTCTTGTTTACCACTAGGTAAGGTCGTCCGCCGTTGCGAGCTTGCCTAGAGGCTACACGAATTTTTTTGCCCTCGTGTTCAAAGTAAGCGTGCTTGGCTTTGCCCATCACCGTTAAGACTTGTGACTTTTGCTTAAAGAACTCTGACTCGGCTTCGTCAAAAGCTTGTTGCGCTAAGGCTAGATTGTGGACGCCATCGACCTCAACCTCCTCGTCGTTTATGTCTGGGTGCATTTCTCTGACTGCCTCGTATGTAGAAGCTGAACCGTCCCAGTCCGGAGCGGTTCCTTCGGTGACGTGCTGCCAGAATCTTGCAGCTTGGTCAGTCAAAACATCTTGCTCGAAGTCGTCCCACTCGACCCAATGTTCGACCCAAGCCATATTGACCACGCCAACAATGAGCGCTCGCTTGATTCCCATTACCGACATATAAAACCTGACCTGCTGGATGTAAGTCGGTGGTACTTCGTGCCAGTAGTTGCGTGAAGTCTTGACCTCGAGAATGACCCACTCGCCATTGACCTTAGCCAAGCCGTCGGGGTTGGCGTGCATAAAAGGTCGCTCGTTGTTTGAGTATGTTCCGGTGGAATAGATTTCCCAGTCTGGATGTTCCTCTTGCAAAAGTTCCATTATTGGTTGCTCGAACTTTTGCCCGAATCTAATCGCCCAATTCCAAACAGGACGTGCTTCTATTTGTCCTGTCTTGACCGCCCATAAATAGTATGCGCTTTGCCAAGGGCTGAGTCCCATCGCTACGCCAATCTCGCTTCCGCCTAATCCTTCGGCTCGTGCTGCGTGCCACTCATCGCTACCCGGATTAAAGACTCCGACCAGACTTGCGTTATTGAATTGCTTTGGTGTGTGCAGTTCCATATTTCTCCTTTGTTGGCTAGGCTGATTCTATGTCAAAGCACGGACACCTTTCAAGTCCCTATATGAGATTTCTAAAGCTCGTGAATTTGCACGACCCTGATTGCCAGAAGCTTCCAAACGTTTTCTTCCCGGAGGACATAAGCGATCCAGAAGCTAGGGCAGTTGCAACCAAAACCGCAAAGGCAATCTGCAAGGCTTGCCCGATGGTTGACGATTGTTTCACCTACGCAATGGAGACGCATCAGCGCTATGGAATTTGGGGAGCGACTTCACCGCAAGACCGTTGATTTGTTTTTTGCAAGGCGCTTGGTTACTGTTTGCGTATGACTAACTTTCAGGCTTACGAAAAGCTAAAACTTGCAATCGCAAACGCTCCTGCGATACCACCTTGCCAGACGACCGACCCTGAGATTTGGTATAGCGACGTGACAACAGGCGTCCACGATTTTAGAACCGCAAAGAAGTTTTGCAAAACTTGCCCTGTTAGAAATGAGTGCCTTGAGTACGCCATCGTCGCTAACGAGGTTCACGGAATCTGGGGAGGTCTTACCTACAAGGAGCGCAGGAAGCTCGCTCCTAAAGGTTGGCTCAAAAGGTGAGGGCTGCCAAAGAACACGACATCTTGCGTCTTGCAATTCTTGACCTGCCGACGACAACATCCTGTCAAAAACTCGACCCCGATATTTGGTATCCTGAGCAAGGGCCAGCGCTTGCCATAACTATAGAAGCTAAGCGCCTCTGTAGCCTCTGTCACGTCCGAGTAGAGTGCTTGGCTTATGCCTTAGCAGCTAACGAACGTCACGGCATCTGGGGAGGGCTGAGCGCCGACGCTAGGAAAAAACTTAGAGCGACTTCTTTGTAATGATAGAAGTTAGCACTGACAGTAGTGCCGATCCAAGTGCAATGCTAAAAAAGCCAACCCAGTCAACTGCAAATAGCCCTACAGTGCCTCCACCGAGGAAAGCCAGTCCTGCCTGTGCGAAAGTTTTGACTGCTCGTTCTCCTGCGCTGTTAATAAATTCTTTGCTAAACATCTCCATTAGTCCAATCTTGATTGTTTTTACCGTCTTGCCACGATGCACTTACAGTGTACGCCGTTGTGATTATTGAGATAAGCGATACGCCGCCAGTTATCAAAGTCACTCCGACACCCCACTGGTCAACCAGGAATGTCAGTGAGCCAAAGATTATCATTGCAAAGCCGAGACGGTAAGATCCAAAGATTAGCTTGCGACGGAACTTCCAACTTGCACCCGTTGCAGACTCCGGCTCATCCTTAAGGAAGAACACACCGTCAAACATTTTTACAAGGGTCTTTTGCAACATTTGCAAACCTCTCGTACGGGCTTCTTTACATTAGCAAGGATTAGCTTGTAAACGTCGACCTTGTCAGACGTTACGCCGAAGACACCCTTCAGAGTTCTCGACGCCGTGACGTGGACGTGAGGGCCAGAACTTTTGCCAGTGTTACCTAGCAGTCCTACAGTCTGACCCTTGCGTAGCTTCTGCCCGACACGGTAGCCCGGCTTAGCATCCATATGGCAGTATCCCAAGAACCAGATAACACCGTCTTTATCCATAGCTGTCTGAACGACAACCCAACCAAGAACCTCTGAGTACTGAGTCAACCGAATCGTACCCTTGGCGATTGCAGGAATGCGTGTGCCTAGTGGTCTAGCCCAATCAGTTCCGGAGTGGGGTTGCATACCGTTTGCTTTTCTAAAGTTGCTCATCTCGCCATAGTGCGAGGTTATGTATTTAGTGTCATACACAAGACGCCAATCGGCTGTCCTGTCAGAAAAGCGACTCACTTTGATCTCCTTGGTTTGTATATTTTAGCCACGAAGCACGCTCACTAACCCGACTGCCACTGCTCCCAGTGTTGCGCCGTAGACTCCGTAGACAAGGCGAGCAATAAGCTCAACCTTTGCCAAACGAGTTTCCATATTGGCTACCTTTTCAGGCAAATACTTCAAGCCACGCAGCTCGGCAAACATCTCGATTTGATTTTCGTTAACTTCCATAAGCTTTTCATAAACTTGCACATTAGTAATGCGTACGGATGTTCCTTCTTCAGCCATTACCTTGGCCCAACATACTCAACAACGATTCGGCCATCTTCACCGACGGTTGCGGTTTCGTCTATTGCGGTTACAAAGGCGAGGGCTTCTTCCTGAGTAAGCTCTGTAAAGCTCCAAGCGTCTAAGCCAGTTGGCTCGCCTGTAAAGTATCCAAGTATCCTTGCGCCGTCGGTTACGTCACCGTCTGCATAAGAGCCTTCAGCAGTTCCGCCCTGTAGCGTTATGGAGTCTTCTGGCCCTGTGCCGTACTCAGGATTAGTAAAGTTCAGTTTCCAGGTTGCGTATTTCATAGCCCTAGCTCCTTCTTTGATTGTTGGACTTCCTCGATAAAGTTGTCAAGAACTCCGGCTTGTTCCATCGCTTCTATGTGAGCAGCGTTTACGCTTGTGCCGCCCATAAGCATCGCCTTGGCGTTTCCAGTTAGTCGAGCGTTCCAGTAGTCAGGCTGAGCGGCTTCTATCTCTGCCCTTGTGAACTTTGTCTCAAAGCTGTCAAAGATTTCAACCAAGTCATTCAGTTCACGCTCTGCGCCTATCATTGCAAGCCGTGTCTGCCTCAGCCCTATCTCGGTTTCCTGAGCTTTGAGTTCTTTCATTTCATCTTTTGTCTCACGCAGTCGCTTGATTTTTAGCTCGGCTTTTTGAACGCCAATCTTGGCAATCTGAAACTTATAAATCATATCTTGCAACTCTAGGCAGGTCTGGTAATACTGCATCTCAGGTGTTGCGTGTGAGCCTGTGACAAAGCGTTCTAACTGAAAACGTGAGCGGGGCTGTTGCACCTCTGCGATTGCGGCTTCTATTGCTTCATACATTAGAGCGCCTCATTCTGGAAGCCTGCGGAGCCTTCCCTTGATGAAGAAAGACCACCTGCAACTGAGCTTCTGGAATCATTAGTAAAGGAAAACTTTTCAACTGTTGACCGATTTCCAATACCACCGGCAACATAACCAGCAACCCCAGTATCTGAAAATCCAGCGGCAACTGTCTTCGCAGTAGCAAGCCCTGTCCCTAGTGTGCTTCGTGTCTCTGCTGGGAAAGCAAACTTGTCTACTGTTGTTACCCTGCTGCCGCTGTTATTGGTACCGCCAGCTATGTAGCCTGCTGTGCCAGAATTTGAAAAGCCTGTCATGTTTCTTCTATCAGACGATACGGTTGCGCTTATAGTGCTTCGAGTATCGGAAGGGAAAGCGAACTTTTCAACCGAATTAAGTCGAGAACTGCTGTTGCTGTAACCGCCAGTAACATAACCAGCGACCCCAGAATTAGAAATACTGCCAATAAGTCCCCTAGCGGTAGCGAGACCTGTTCCTAATGTCGTTCTGGAATCAGAAGGGAAAGCGAATTTATCTACTGTTGACTGGTAACCACTTATTTCCCCACCTGCGCCATAACCAGCAACCCCAGAATTAGATAACCCTGCTAAGTACATTCTTGCAGTAGATAAGCCTGTTCCTAATGTCGTTCTGGAATCGCTAGGGAAGGCGAACTTATCGACTGTAGTAACCTTAGAACCCTCAAGTCCGCCTGCGGTGTAACCTGCCACCGCAGAATTTGAAAAACTACCCATGTATTGTCTTCCAGAAGAAAGCCCTGTTCCTAATGTAGTTCTGGAATCAGAAGGGAAAGCAAACTTGTCGACTGTAGTAACCTTAGAACCAGTATTACCACCTGCTACATAGCCTGCCACGCTAGCCGCAGCGCCAGCCCCACTAGCCGCAAGTATCCCTAAAAGTATCACGCTATATCACCTATCAAGACGGCTGTAGAAGAACTGAGAAATAAGATTGAAGCTGCCGACCACTGTGATTCTATAGTCAGAGTGGCAGCTGGGTTGATTGTCACGCCTGAGCCTGCAAACGTAATCACGCCTGTTCCAATGTTTACAACGTCCACCCTGTCGCCCGCACTGAATGTTCCGCTTGGCGCTGTGAGTGTGAATGTGCCGTCGGCTGTTATGGTTTCGCCTCTGTCGCCAACTGCGAGAGTGTAGGCAGCGGTCTTGGCGTTTACCGCCGGAGTGAGCAAAGCTTTGTCGTCAAGCTGTGACTGAATCCCAGAGGTTACACCGTCTACATAATTCAGCTCGGTTGCGTCTGCTGTCACACCGTCAAGGATATTTAGCTCTGTGGTAGTTGCGGTTACGCCGTCAAGGATGTTTAGTTCTGCTGTAGTTGCGGTCACGCCGTCGAGGATGTTTAGTTCTGCTGCGTCTGAGGTTACTCCGTCGAGAATGTTTAGCTCGGCTGCCGTAGCTGTTAGGTCGCTGATCTGCGAGGCAGGGATTGTAACTGCGCTTAGGTCAACGTTTAGAGTTACGTCGCCGGTTGTGCCTCCGCCACTAAGGGCTGTCCCTGCTACTACCGAAGTAATATCGCCGGGGTTAGACACTGCCACCCAAGCGCTGCCTGAATAGTATTGAAGCGAATCCGTGTCTGAAAGAAAAGCAAGCATCCCCTCGGCAACATTGTCACCAAGCGCTGTCGTTCTTGCTGCTGCGTCTGCATAAACTTGCACGACTTGATTCTGAACCAAGCTTTGAAAGTCGCCTGCCTCTACTACTTCGCCTACTGCCCAAAGTTTCCAGCTCATACTAAACCGCCGTAATGTTTCCGATTAGTCGGTACTCGTCTGTCGCCACACAAAGAAGTGTAGCCGCTGAATACTGAGCGCCGATTGTAAAACTGCCCGATGTTGTGGATGTTGCGTCTCCTGCCACCGTTGCCGTGTCTGCCGTTATTGTGACCACGCCTGCGCCGTCTGCAATTATGTCAGCCCTAGCCCCGACCTGAAAGTCAGTGCTTGCGTCTACAGTTACAGTCGTCGCCGAGCCGTTGGTAAATCTGATTGTTTTATTTTCGTCTGTCGAGGCAAGCGTTCTAGACGTCGTTGCGTCTGTCACGATTGTCGTCAGTTGGCTTGCCTGAGTATCTACTCCCACCCAAGCGGAACCGTTGTAAACGGTAAGCAAGTTTGTGTCGTCGAGGTAAGAAAACATTCCCTCCGCAACGGTAGCAATCCCACTGGTTCGAGCCGAAGCATCGGCAAATCGCATAATGGTTTGGTTCATTAAATAGGAATTGACGTCGGCTGCTGCAAGTACCTCCCCGGCGACCCACACTTTTTGTCCAGTCAAGTTACTCCTAAAAACCTAAAATGTTGTTTGAAGATAGTCTACCAAACACTAGGTCGGATAGAGTCCAAGGGCTTTTTTCGATAGTGCTAAAGCCAAGGCTAAGGATGTGTTCAACAGTCGACACCGAGTGGTCGATGCGAATAATCTCTGCGAACTTTGAAATGGCAGGAGCGATGCCGTTAGGCGTTAGCTTAATTTCTACGACGTCGGAAAGCTCCAAGGCAAGAAGCTGCGCCTGTTGAGCTAAAGTTCTCCGGTCAAGAATTACGTCGACCGAATTGAAACGGTACTCGGGGTCTTTGTATTTGTTGGCATAAAGCTTTGAAAGCTCGACTAAATCTGAGTCGTTATTTATTAGCAAGCCCGTTTGATTTAGACCAAAAATCCCGTAAGTGTCTATCGAGTCCAACGCACGAGCAACCGCTTGTGTCCCTGTAATTTGTGAGGTCAAAACAATTTCGTTGTGCAAGTTTTCCGAGCCATACTCTACGACGATGTTTGAATATGGGACGCCTGTTCCGTCGTCTGCAAAAGTAAATCCCTGCGTATTGGAAGACGCTCTCCTGTCACGGAAAACAACCGAGCCTGCCTTTGAAATAAAGAACGAACCCGGCTCAGATTTTTCAATAGTTCTAAAGTAAGCCAAAGCGTTCGTGTTCTCTGGGATAGTGTCTGCCCCTAGCTCCATTGCGCCGACCTCAATGTCTCTTTGAGCTACAGGCCAAGCAAGTTCTGGCAAAGACAAGATCGTGTTTATTCTGTCGCCACTTTGTTGCACGTCATTGGTTCTTG